ACTTTAACTTAAAGACTATATGCTTAAATTGTCAACCCGAAGTATATAAGTCTCGGCTTGCTTGGAAGCCTGCGCCTATTATACCAGACTTTTAACTTGGTTGTATAGTTCTTCAATACTTCCGTTGTTTTCGATTACAGCATCAAACTCTGTACCTACCCAAGCAGTTTCGCTAACGTGTACATCCGGGTAGGCTGTTTTCATATGATTAAAATCACCTTTGTTTGACTCTACTGCTAAGTCATACCACTCAGGCAATGGCCCACGCTTAACCCAAATAACACGCCCACCCGAGTTTTTAATAGATTTAATTTCGTTAGGGAAACGGCAATCACTAATAACAATATTATCTTGGCTGTTACGTAGTTTGTTTTCTACGCTAGCAATCCAAATATCGTCATGGAACCCACGGCGGCATACTTCTGTGCCCCAGAGCTGTAATACTAAACGAGGAGTTAAGTTAGGCATGTTTAGTCGGTCGGCCCACCATGGATCAACTTGTTCGCGCCAGGCACGAGCTTCCTTGGTGCGTCCTTCTAATAGTTCGCGGTCCCAGTTAAATACTGCGGCTACAGCATCTTTAAGTGTGCCAGCAAAACTATCACGTCTAAACTCGTGGAAGTTTACTAAGTAATCTGCTATAGTATCTTTACCGCTACCAATAAAACCGCATACGCCAATGATCATAAAAAAGCCCTCGTTTATAAGGGCTATTTTTACATATTTTGCTTAACTTGTCAATTTATTTTTTGGACTTTAAAGTAATTGGGCCAACTTTTCTAGTAGGGCTAATTTTATTAGTTGCCTCAGTTTCGCTACTACCATTTGGGGTTAGTTGTTTGTATCCTGCGGCTGGACCAAATGCTTTACTTGCCTGATCTAGTATCTTTGCGTCGCCATCGCTGTATACTACAGCAATAAGGTTTTGTCCATTTGGGCCTTCATGTTCTGGCTGATGTTCGTACTTGCCATCTGGTGCGCCAGCGCCACTTAAGAAGTGTGCGGCAAAGCGCCACGGAGCATAAGGGCTAGAGTTATCTAGCTTGTGGTGACTACGCATGCCCGGTGTAGCTGTTTGTTGGCTATCTGGAATGCCATCTTTGTCGGCGTCGTCTCTTACTTTTGCTTCAGATATAATGTCTTTAATTTTCATATACTATATTTAACCTGTGATCCATGTTAATGGCTGACTGCCGTCGACAAATTGTTTTAAATCATCGTCTAATTTTTGCATTTCTGCTTCGGCTTCTTGTACCATTGCGGCACCATTTAAACTAGCACCGCCTTGTGGGCCAGCAATAGTACTAAACTTGCTGTATGCTTGTCCTAAAATACGTTTACAAAAACTATATGCATAATCTTGGAGCCAAGGAAAAGCGTAAGTGTCATTGAAGATCATTTGATCTGGTTTAGTATTAAAAATATGTAGCAATACGGATTCTTGTTGTGACTGATCAGGGTTACCACCTTGCCAAGGCATCTTGCGAACTAATATTAATTTTTTAGTTACAGGGTTAAATGTAAAGTTCATAAAACCACCAAACATACGCATGGCTAGCTTTTGATAATCCACAAATAGTTCGTAGTTTGTTAGGCCACCGACACGTCCTGCTGTTAACATATAAGTGTTTAAGTAACCCGACGCAAATGGTTCAAATTGGCTAGCTGTTGTACCTGTTACGCTACCAATACCACGACGGTATATAGCCTTAACAGTTTGAATTTCTTTAGGAAGAATGTATTCTTGTGTTTCCGGTTCTAGCTTTAAGAACGCATAAGATTCTTCTGTGGAGTTTTGGGCACGTTGGCGATATCTAATTAGTGCTTGATTAATACCCATTTCATAGTGTTCTTTTTCTAATTCTACATCAACAATACCATCGCCTAAACGCATACGAATATAATCAACAATACTAGCTCGCATACTATCAGTGGTATTGCCGTAAGTCCAGTTTGGGTCTTCAACACCGGGATTAGTAATAGTAGGATTACCAGGAAACGCAATATGTGCGCCAGATTGAGAACCAGTAGTTTGATCATACAAACTACCAGTGTTTATATTGTTTTGAGCGTCAAACCCGGGTTCAACTGTTATATTATTTGGTACTGTTGTGGCCATATATTACTCCATGTACAGTATTTATTACTGAACACGAAGTAGTACGGTTTCTGCGTTAATACGGCCGTTAAGTTTGGTTTCCGTTGCTTTAATATCTTCGATAAACTTGCGTAATTGTATCTTAGTAGCTCGAGCAAACTCCTTGAGCTTTTCGTCGGGTTTACGTAGTGTTTTTGACACGGATTTGTGCTCATCATAGCCAATAATTCCGGTTCCTTTGACGTTTAAGGGACCTTTAAGACTATCAGCTACATACTTGCCTAGCTTACGTGTTTTTACATTATAGACCCACAGTTCTTGTGCGCCAATGATGTCTGCAGGATTAATACTAACTAAACGCAGAGTTTTATCTTCTTTAGCATACTTGAGTTTGGCTACTACTTTTTCTTTACTTACGCTCTTAGGAGCACGAACTTTCTTAGTAGCTTTTTTAACTCCACGATACTGAATAATATCATTTAAAATTTGATCAATAAACGCCATTATACGTTTAAAGTCTGCGGACTTGTAATGACTGTAACCTTCGGCAATTTGCTCTTCTTCTTTTTCATATGCTTTACGGAGCTCATCGAATCTTGCCTGGTATACTGCTTCGTACTTGCCGAGCTGGCTCTGTGGCACATTGTTAGCAACAAGATAATCGTAAGGCTTAAAACTATACTTAGGGTTCGTGATAAATTCATCGTAGTGTCCTTCAAGTTCGCCGATTGTTTCTGAGGTTTTTTCATTCATACGGTCTTGAATACTAGGAACGTATGCTTTAGGTTTTTCATCAACTACTACTTCTTCAACTTCTTCCTCTTCGTCTTCGATAGCTTCGAGGATATCGGCATCGATATAATTAATGTGTTTTTCTAACAACGGCATACCTTGTTCATGTGCTTTGATTAAACCACATGTAGTCATGGTTACGCAACGATCGCCTAATCGTTCAAACTTTTTAATTTCTTCTGGTGTGAAGTCCTTAACTTCCTTCATCCATGCTACTACATACTTCTTTAGATCCTTTTGCGTAAAGAAATAGTTATAGTAGTTTAAGCTCTTACGCATATGGTGATCAAACTCTTCACCTTGCATAGCGCGAGCACGTTCGGTATCCCATACAGGTTCTGTGCCTGTATACTTTTCGTCGCCAAATAGTGCGTTGCGTGTTGCCTTTACTTTGGCTTTAATTGATGCGCCATTTACTTTAATTTTTGCCATGTTATTTCCAAAGTTTAAGTAGGTTCACAAATTCAGGCCAATCATTTGGCTGGCGTGGGCATAGCACCACTGCTAGCTCTGCATTGTCCATTTTGCTTTCTGTTACAACAATATTGTTTGATACTTCTTTAAGCATAGCAAATTCTGCTTCAGTAACTGCACAAGTTACTTTCTTAAAAGATTTTGCTAGCCAGTCTTGATAGTTAGCATCTCCAGAAAAACTTAAATGGCACATAAGTCCAGCGTGTGCCGCGGTATTCATTGCTATACCAACGGGGGTATCCTGTTTAATACAAATATACATTTTCATCTTCGCATCTTCCATTCATAAATGTTACCATCGGGCAACACACCATCAACAACAGAATCAACACCGGGCTTGCCCACGCTGTTTTTATTTTGCGTCGACATAACAACGTGCTCAAAGCCATCATTACGCAATGAGTGGGTTACTTGCAATGCCGCTACCAAATCAGTAAATTCTTCTGCGTCTGGCCGGCCTTCTCTGTCTGTCCAATATACTTTATACATTATCTTGCTCTTACGTTAGGTTTGAATGCATACTTGTTTCCGCGAGCATCATATAATGCGTGATGTTCTTTGTGTCCAAACGCATCCACTTCTGCCCAATAATATTCTAGTGCCATAATATCTAAGTTGCCCCAGATGTTTACACCACGAACATTTTGTACTAATTCTTCCTCAGGCACCAATACTAACAGTTTAGTTAGCAGTTGCCAATCGCCTTGATAGTCAAAACAAATAGTAACAATGTCGTCACCATAAAACTTTAACCACTCATTAAGTTCTTTTGCAATAACCCATTCGTTATCCACAATACAATCTTTGTGCTGGCCCAATAGCGGGACTACTACTGCCCGAACAAAGTCAGAGCAAGCTTCTTTCCTGTACTGTGTGCTTTCAGCATAAAACTCACGTCCGTTGTCGTCAACTAATCCAATAGAGATTAAGTCGCACTCAAATTCAGGGAAGTTTGTAAACTCAGTGTCCAGAAAAATATTCATAGTGTATTATACATTAATTACCATTTTATGTCAATAATGTAGCGAAAGTAATATAGCTTTCAATAGTATCTAGTGATTCTAATACTTGTTTTTCGTATTCTTGATACTGCGTTGTGTATTTTTGGGCTCTGCGACAATTTACTAGCTCTTGATCCATTAGATCAAACATATTACGAGCATGGCGCCACATGTGTTGC